ATTACAACCTTTGTGTGAACGCCCAGGGCCCAGCTCGCCGTCGCGGAAAGGCCATCTACTTCAAACTTAACCGGAATGGTACCATCGGCATGGGAGGCCGTTACCGAAAGGCCATTAATAAATCCCTTGAGGATAAGAGCCCCATCGGCCGCTGTCTGGGTGGAGGAAAACCCATCAACCTCAATTGCGGTAGCGGGCTGGATTTCCACCACAATCATCGACTCGACGTTATGGTCCCATCCGACAATAACGCTCCCTGTCCCGGAGGTCAGCGCCGTCCTCCGGAGGAAGAGGCTTGCCAGGTTTGTATCCAGCGACCAGTCAACTGATATCAGCGGGTTACTTCCGCCGCTCCCAGCTCCGGTAAACGTCCCGTAGTAATCAAGGTTATAGCTCCCGGAACCCGGCCCAATGCTGATCGACCGGGCAGAGCCGTTCTGGAGAGCCGTGCCAAATCCGAGCCCGGTGAGATCCTCGGTGTGTGTATCATTCTCATCCATGTGGTAATTCTTGATCCCATGGACGTCACTCGCGTTCCACGATCCGGGTATGCTCGTCCGGCTTGTATATCCGAGGTCTACCGTCAGCCCGGCATTGTACCAGGAATGCGTATTAGTCAGCCGGATACGGACATTGCCGATATCGACACCGGCAAGGTCGGATGAGGGATTGCCGGATATGATTCCGAGGGCCTTCTGTGTGCCGTTGAATGTGCCACCAGAATCGGTCGTACCGCCCTGGTGCATTTCATTCCCGACATCAGTCCTCTGCTGGTTGGGATTACCTCCGTCCGACCCGTGGAATGTCTGCGAGTCGGATAGGTGATACTGCCGGGTACCACTCTGGGAATTGACTAGATCGGTCCAGGAGTCAATTCCAGTACAGTCCGACCGGACGCTTGCCCCGGCCGTGGACTTAATCCCACCGACCGCATAGATAACGGACCCGGGACCAGTCGGCGCAATCGAGGCATTATAGCTGTATACCGCTACAGTCGCGCCAGACTGCGTATCATCGCCTCCGGTTAGGACCCTAGGCGCAAGGTGAACCGAGGCACGGCCGGTATTCGTATTGGTCGCGGTAATTATCGTGGAACCGGGAGAGGTGTCATAATACCGCCAGTAAATCCCGTGAAACTCAGAGCCATTGGTGCTATTCGCGTTCAGCGTCCGGCGTGAGGCAAACGTATTGCCGTGGTTATCCCGGACGGTTACCGTGCCGGAGTAAGTGTCAGCCGCGAGCTTCCAGGTCAGCAGTACAACAATAAGGCTCTTGTCAGGAGGAGTAAACGCCGCAGACGTAGCCGTGCCGCTTGTATTAGCCCCACGCCGGAGGACGGCCGGTGTGCTTGAATGCTCCTGAAGAGTCGTCATGCCCGCAGCCACCTATTCCGCCAGGAAAGGCCGATAGTGGTCGCGAGCGTAGATCCGGTCATACCGATATTAATTGAATTGTTGCCCGGAACGAGCGGCCATAGGTCCCTAGGAGAGGAGATGACAAGAGAGTCCCAGATATTGGTCGCGGTAGTTGTATCGACCACGCTCTGCTTTCCGGGCTGTGTTACAATCTGGACTACGTGGCCGGCTGATACCGGAGCGGATAGGGCAAATGTCCGGCCTGTGGTAAGGTTTGTTAGGGTCGGTGTGCCAGGCCCGGTAATCGTCCAGACTGGGTATGTACTCTCGCCTCCGGTATTGAGGACATTAGCCGCACCGATCACCGAGCCCGACGCGAACCGGATAGGAAGCAGTGGCAGGATTCCGGTAGCATTCGAGATTGAGAACAGGAGCTGCTGAACGTCGGTATTGTACCAGAATGGGTCCGGAGTCTGGAGCGTAAAGGTATACAAGGTGTTATGGATACCGACTTCTGGTGTATTGATACCGGAAGTCGTATAGACCTCAATCTGCCTTACCGTACCGTCCGGCCGCTGAATGGCTATCTGGCCGGATGCCGGGGCCATATTACGGCGGTGGTAGAATGCATGTACTATCCGGTCCAGTAGCTCATAGTATGGATTCTGATCTTCAGGCCCAAACTGTGAGACGGTCGGCCGGGCGATAATGATGGCAAGGACAATCGACCCGGGCTGCGGGATATAGAAGTTGGTATAGGCCGTACCATCGAGGAGCGGCGTTGTCTGCATCTGGACCGGAACACCCTCAATTCCGGCAATACCGGCGCAGGCATATCCACTCGACATCGAGAGGTCAGACAGGTCCCATTCCCCACCGTCCGGGTCGATATAGGAGATCTGGAGCGGAGTTGTTGGCATTACCTCCTCCTACCCTGGCGGTTGAGATTCCCCTGGGTTACGCTCATAGCCGCAAAGGCCGTCCGCACATGCCCCTCAATAGCCTGTCCGGTTAGGCCGTCGAAATGAGCTACGTACGTTGCGCCGCCATCGCCGCCACGGCCTTGCGCTCCCCGGATCTGATCGGCCGTAAGAACAAGCTCTGGCTCGCCCGTCCTGTTAATGGCCATGGTAACTCCCGGAGGCAGCCAGCCTCCTGTATCATATCCATGCCCGGAGCCGACTCCCATTGATCCCCGCATTAGGTCCGGGCCATATACCGTCCTCGCGTAGTTCAGGGCAGCTGCGACATTCGCGAGCGGGTCATAGATATTGTTGCTAGTCCCGGGAACATGGTAAGCCGCAAATGTACTCCCAATAGTCTGCATTAGACCACGCGAGGGATCTCCGCGCTGGGCGTTAATATCCCAGTTGTTTATGGCATTCGGGTTACCGCCCGATTCCGTCTGCATCTGATAAAGGACGCGAGGAGCTAGCGACTGCGGAAGGCCCAGCATTGCGAGAGCCTGAGCGACTACTCCGGCCCATCGCGCAACGCCGCTCCCTCCGGCTCCGACTAGCCTGGAGAAGAACCTGCCTATTGCCCCGCCGACTCCAGAAATCTTGCTCCAGACATTCTTGAGTGGCCCGGTAATGCTAGTAGCCAGGTTTACAAAGAAGTCCTTGACGTTAGCGGCTCCGTGCGCTATACCTTTCAGGAGCCCACCCATGATATGCTTACCGGCATCAATAGACCACGGAGGAGGCGAGGCAATACCGAGCGCCTTGAGGATAGCATGCGGCATCCCCTTGAACCAGCTGACTACGTCATTCCAGGCATCCTTGATGCCTTTCCATAGGCCAGAGACAATATTCCTGCCCTGATTGTAAAGCCAGGAACCGGCATTCGAGAAGAAGTTCACAACCCAGTTCTTAAGACTGATAATAGCATTGGCGGTATCCCGTACGCCATTCCTGGCCCGGCCGACAGTGTTATCCCAGACGGAATCCCATGTACTCGATATAGCGTGCCGGGCGATATCGAATGCGTTCGCGACGTTATGGAGACCCTGTGATATAAGCCGCTGAAGATCGGCCTGTCCTCTCTGGGCTCTCCCTATTGTATTGTTCCATATTACATCCCAGGCGTGCGCCACGTCATGGCGCATTAGGTCAAACTGATCCGCGACTCCGTGCCGGAGACGGCCAAACACCGCTATGGCATTACCAGCCCATATGATCGCTCCCCGGGTCAGCGTTGCTAGCCAGTTAGCAAAATCGGTCAGCACGACGATCGCCCGGAGGCCAAAGTTAATGACCCCAATAAGGAAGTCAATAACACGGGTAAAGGACTCTGGGTGCTGCGCTACGGTAGTAGCAATGGCCGTAATCGAGTTAGCGAGCGTCGTTGCTATCTTGGGTATCTCCGGCGTCATCGCCTTCAGGATAGCGACGAATGCCCGTGCTACTGCCGTGATAGAGGACTCGACTGCCGGCTGGGTAAAGGCTGTGATGATGGTGTCGGCAAATAGCCGGAATGGCCCTGCGATGAGCTTAGCAGCATTCGTGAATAGCGGGGTTAGGTGATCCAGCACCTGTCTAGCTGAGTTACCTATAGACTCAAGGACCGGGACCCACGACTGCCCTATGATCTCAAAATCCTCGAGAGCCCTGTCCTTGAGGTTGGTGAATACCTGCTGGACTTCGGGCATCCGGGCAGCGCCGATAATCGCCATAGCGCTGATCGCGAGGCCGAACCCGGATACAATGGCTCCGCTGATAAGAGCCGAGATCTGCGGCACTACGGCAACAACTGCCGCCACCAGCCCGGTCGCAATATAGGGATTAGACAATGGCCCGGGCAGCGCGCTGAGGGCTCCGCCTCCGGCCGACGATGCGCCTCCGGCCGCTCCTCCGGCCGCTCCGATACCGGCACGGCCAAGGATTCCGCCACCTCCATCACCGACATTATCAACTTCCCGCTTCAGCATGGCAAGCTGGACGCGAGCGCGGTCGATATTGAACCTCACGTCAATGCCGTCTGCCTCACGGGCAACAGCACTCAGCTCGTGCTCGATAACGGCCAGCTCCGCTATCGCCTGATTAGAGTCGATGATGTCGGTGTGGGCTAGCTCCTCCAGCTTCGCCCTAAGCTCCTCAACCTTCCGGTCTATCTCGGTTGTATCGCCGTCTACCTTTGCTTTGGGAAGAGCATCCAGGGCTGCCTTCAGCCGTTTCCGGAAGCTATCCGAGAATGCGCCGGCTGACTCCGTGCCGGCCTTCCCCATATTGTCGGTGATCTTCCGGGAGATATTGCCGCCGACTTCATCGCCAACCCGGGAGGAGGAAGGCACAAGCTCTGCCCGGAGCCGGTTATTCCAGTTGGATGCGTCTGGTACCACTCCGACCGAAACACTACCAACGAAAATATCAGGCATAACGCACGGCCTATCATCCGGTCAAGCTTCGCCTGCGCTTCCTCCGGCGAGAGGCCGCGCAGTCGCGGGTCAATCTTCTGGGCCCTGGTAAGGTCTACGATCCGGCCGCTGCCCCCTGGAGTGGAGAAGAGGCCCGGCCGCTTAATTGGGACTGGCTTTGGAATGGTACCCTTGGAATACCGGGAAGCATACATCCAGCCTACATTCCGGACCTCGTCAATCAGGGTCGCCATAAACATCTCCACGGTGCTCCATGGAGCCATTACCGGATCGCCCGCACGGCGAGCGAGGTTATCGGCCGGCAGCCGGTTCCGCATCGCTGTATTCACGGCACTCTCCGGGGGCAGATGCTCCACGAGGACAAGCAGTTTCCTCCAGCCGAGCCCGGACCTGGGCCTGAATAGGTCTACAAAGTCCAGGTGGTAATACCGGTGAAGGTCTGCCTCTACTTCCTCCGGGAACGCCGCCGTGAGCCAGAGAGCCTTGCTGATTTTCCCTGGTTCAGCCGGGCCTGCCTACCACACTCCTGGAAGATCGCCTCAATCTGGTAGTTCTTGAGGTCGGCATCCGCGTATACCTGGTATTCGTCATCACTCGCGATAACCTCTCGCGCCCAGGTATCCCAGTCGCCGGTAGCGGCCGCACGCATAGCTGAGGAAGACCAGTCATTGGCGTGAATGATGTGGATGACCGTATTGTCTATCCGGACGGTAACCGGCTTACCAACAGCCTCACTCCGGAGAGCATCGCTGATAAGATCAAGGTCAAGGTCAACGTCCTCTTCATCCGGGCCGATTCCCGGGATCTCTTCGGCCGTCATGAGCCGAAGTAATCTGTGACGTCGATGCCGTAGTCGATATAGCGCTTGGCGACTCCGTTGGCCTGATCGACACCGTCATCGATGATACCCGGGTAGAAGGTCCATGTGATATCCATGGACTCGACGTCAGCCTGCTGAACCTGGTCGTTTCCCCGGGCCGTGACCTTCGCGAACGGAGCGTACAGGCGCATGCTCTTAGCGCCGTCGATGCTGTCGAAGATCAGCGAGTAACGGTTGTCATCTGGCGGGTCCGGGATGATGTAGCTCGCGACGGTGCCGGACGCTGGCTTGAGCGGCGAGGAAGCCGTGGGGAAGATAGGCACGTCATCGTAGAGTGCCCGCACGTGCGGGTTGAGAGCCTCCAGAAGGGTAGCCTGGACGGTCTTGGATCCGCCCGTCAGGATGCTCCGGATTGGCGTGAGGACTCCGGCCGCTGGGATGTCCTTGATCGTCTCGTCCAGCTTGAAGATGTACCCGGACGTATCGACCCAGCCGAGGCAGACGTATGTGCCGCCAGAAATCGACGTCACATCCTCGAATGCGGCTGGTGCACCGACATTCGGTAGGCCTGCCCAGACGATAACGTCTCCTGCTGCGTAGAGTAGCTGATTGTCCTTCTGTGGGACTGGTGTAGTCACTATTCCTCCTACGGATGAATCTGTAGTTCGTACGTTGCGCCGTAATGCGAGATGTTTGGGTTAGCCTCCGGGAGTGGCCTAGGTCCGGCTATTGTGACAGCGTGCTGAATTACTCCGTTCGTGACTATGGCGCCCATTAGTGAGAGGACGCTCGCCTGAATATCCCTCGCAGCAGAGGAAACGTTACCAACCTGGGACATAGGACCGAATACATCAATATCAACAATAGGCCGGTCAACGTAAATGTCCCGGTTCGCGCCGGAGATCCGGTGGACCCGGGCAACAATGCCTTCCGGGTCACCGGCCGGCATTACCGTGACAAACCGGATCTCCGGGAAGGCCGGCACGAGCGCATAGAGGACGGCCGACTCAGCATCCGGGAATGCGGGAAGCGTCATCAGATCTCCTGGAATGCGGCTCGCGCTAGGGTCCGGTACGGCTCCGCGCCCCAGCTAGCGAATTCAACATAGATGGCCTCCGGCGAGTCGTTATACACGATCGCCTCAGCACGCAGCTCCCCGTAACGTCCGGGAGCGCCACCATGAGATGTGACCTTTGTATGGAAGCTCGCCTTGTACCGGCCCGGATGCGGGCCTTTCTCATCGACCGGCGCAATGGCCTCTGCCCGGGCCTTGATAATCTCCGCTCGCCGGAGCATCTCAGCCTGCATGAACGGAGCCCGGAGCATCTCACCGACTCCCCGGTGGTCTGGAGTAAACCTGGCCGTCATACGGAGACTCCCGTGACCCTGGTTAGCTGAAGCTGGATGGGCGATGTACTCCCGGAGAATGGGGAGCGCCACGCGCTAGGCTCTCCCTGGATCTCATAGCGCTGGCCGGCTATCTCAATAGCATCCTTTGCTGAGACCTCCGTACCGTACGGCAGGAACACCGTCAGGCTGGCCGTTACCTGATCTGTGAACTGGGTGAATTCCGTACTCCCGGCCGGAGCTACTACGGCCTGCGGAATGGGCTCCGGGCTCTCGGAGTAGACATCGTTACCAAGCTCATCCCGGCCGGAGACTGTACGCCGGATCAGCGTCACCGTCTGGCCGTACGGGAAGCTAGGCACGGCCTTCCTCCTCCTCTGCGGGCTCCGGGTCCGGGATCGTCACCTGAACCTGGACCGGGTAGCGGACGCCACCAACGATCACGGCTCCGGTAACGATGGCGATCATGGGATGGTGCAGGTGAACACGGCCGGGTCGGAGGTGCCCTGGAACACGAGGTCCGGCGCATCCGAGGTGGGCACCTCGAATTGCTCTGACGCCGGAGGAGTACCGGGCAGGGTCATGGTCGTGCTGACCTGGTACCGGGTACCACCGACCACGGCCGCTCCGCTGACGGTCGCGCTGGTTGGGTCTACCGCGTCA